TTCTCGCGGGACGATGGTCGGTTGCTCGACAATGAGAATATTGACGCCATATTTGCCATTCGCCAGTTGTGTATGGTGTTTGGCAAACTTGAACTCCGTTGCAGTGATGCAAGGGAGAAGGCGGCAATCTCCTCATATGTTGAGTGTGAGCAGGATATGGGTCAGTTAGCGATGGATATAAGAAACGGGGTTCTTGACCTTGGATCTTATACCCGGATTGCTAATTTGCTTTTCAGTGATCTGTTCACTTACATGGATCGCAAGATCTATGAAGGTGACCTTATCCCTGAACATGGTCCCGGATCCACGAGTGATCGAACTTACGGTAACGCTAAGTTTGACCACCTCGTTTGGACCCGTCGGCTTGAGAGCTTATTCCCTTGTGGGGATTATCTCTTGCCAAACTGGTCGTCAGATTATAACGACCGTTTTGACCAGATCCACATCCTCGAACCTGACGAAGAAGGACCTGTAGAGGTTCTTCTTGTGCCTAAAACGCAGAAGACACCGAGGGTTATTGCCCGAGAGCCTACGCATATGATGTATATGCAGAAGGCCCTTAGCAATCTCCTGGTTTCCGCGATAGAATCTAGGCAGCTGAGTAGTTCCAGCCGCCCGAATATTCTGACACGGATGCTTGGATTCACTGATCAAAGTCGCAACCGCGACCTTGCTCAGTCTGGGTCCAGAACAGGTCTCTTGGCGACGCTTGATCTAAGTGAAGCCTCGGACCGTGTCTCCTATTCGCTCGTTTCGAGCATGACCGCTAAGTTTCCATGGCTTGCCATGGCTCTGAGTGGAACACGCTCTACACGGGCGAAATTACCTGATGGGAGGATTATTCCTCTTTTCAAGTATGCGTCTATGGGTTCAGCTCTTACTTTTCCAATAGAAGAACTTGTCTTTTTGACTTGTATCTTCCATGGGATTGAGCAAGAGCTCAATCGACCGTTGTCTAGAGAAGATGTTTTGTCCTTCTCTAACACGGTGCGTGTCTACGGTGATGATTTGATCATCCCCGTAGAATATGTGCGTTCCGTTACTGAGTCACTAAAAACCTTTGGGTTTAAGGTGAATCTCGGTAAGAGTTTCTGGACTGGAAAGTTCAGAGAGTCATGCGGCGGCGACTACTATGGTGGCGTGGACATTACTGTCCAACGGCTCCGTAGTTTGTTGCCTAAGCATCGGCAGCACGCACGGGAGATAGCCAGGTTGGTGACCTTCCGCAACCACCTCTATATGAGGGGTCTGTGGCAGACATCGGCCTGGTTGGACGGGCGCATTAAGAAACTGATTCAGTTTCCGTGCGTTCTTCCTACGTCTCCTTTGCTTGGTAGGTTTTCGTTTCTGGGGTATGAAACCCAGAGACGGGGGCCGTACCTCCACGAGCCTCAGGTAAAGGGTTCGCGGACGTATTCCTCTATTCCGTCGTCGCACTTAGACGGAGCAGGGGCCTTGCTCAAGTTCTTCCTCAAGCCAGGCGACGTGCCTTCAGCTGACAGGAACCACTTGGAACGTGCTGGACGTCCCCGTAGCGTCAACATCAAACACGGGGTGTGGTCGTCCTCCGTTTAGGAGGACGGACGGCTTA